GGATTCCGGTAGTGTATGGCGTAGAGAGCATTGTCAATCCCGGCGCAGTGTACGAGGTGACAGGGGATGCGCCATACACCTGGGCCGACCACCAAGCCGCCAACCAAGCGACGTTGGACGAGATAGCCGCCTTCGTTGGCGCGAAACGATGAACCTGGAAACCGTCGCAGCGTTGCTACTGTTGACGCTGCGACGGTGATCATTGCGTATGAGGTGAGAAGGTAGGAATCTCGTAAGTGATGGTTATCTCTCCGTTGGCGATTCGCTTAATCAACGTTCGCCAGGAAGAACAACCGCTGTTCGGGCCGGTCGGGGCGACGGAGTTGGTGTCAATGGCTAGATTTTCTAATACTAGCCATTGCTCAGGGGTAAGCTCGATTGAGCGACGTTCCATTTGCTTCACGGCAGCACCGTGACAGAGGTAGCACCGACCATCTTTGCATACTCGACCGCCATGCGCTTGGTGTCGGCATAGTTGCCGGAGAAAAACTTGGCTTCGCCGTTGATACGAAACGCCCAGTTGCCAAAACCTTTGGGTTGCTTGCCGTGTGAGAGTACAAATTCTAATGTAATGATTTTCATTGTTCTATCCTTTCGTGAACCGTTGTTTTAACTAGCTAGTTGTAGTATATCAGCAAACTAGCTAGTTGTCAAGCGCTTTTGTAGAATTCATTATATATTTGACAAAATACTAGCCAGGTGGCTAGGTATAATAGGGAAGCGGTAGAAGTGGCAAAGAAGAAACAAGGCATCACCTGGACAAATGAGCGCCGCAAGCTGGCCGACCTGATTCCGTGGGAACATAACCCGCGCACGATCAAGCAGAAGCAAGCCGAACGGCTGGTCGATAGCGTGGAAACGTTCGGGCAAGTGGAGACGCTGGCGATTGGGCCGACCAACGAGCTATATAATGGTCATCAAAGATTGTCTGTCCTTGCCGGTCAGTACGGCATGGATTATGAGGTTGACGTGCGGGTAGCGTCGCGGCCATTGACCGAACGGGAGCGCCAGCAGTTGACGGTGTATCTACATCGCGGTGCAACCGGTGAGTTCGACATGGCAGCGCTTGCCGATTGGGACATGGGCGATCTCCTAACGTGGGGTTTCGATGAGGGTGATTTTGACTTTGGCGAAGATGATACCGTTGAAAGCGCTGACGGTACAACCGAGGGCAGTCCCGCTAATGACAAGCGAGCTTCGCTGTCAGACCGCTTTGTTGTGCCACCATTCAGCGTCCTAGATGCTCGGCAGGGATACTGGCAAGAGCGCAAGCGGGCGTGGCTGGCGATTGGGATACAGAGCGAGTTGGGGCGGGGCGAAGCTTCACCAGGCGGGTCGCCGGACGCGGCGACCCGCCTGGTGAACGGGCATACAGTGAGAGGTGATGGCATAGGCAATGAAATGACAGACAGACAGACAGACAGACAGACAGACAGACGGCGTCTCACCTGGGGCATTGATCCCGATGGACAAAGCTGGAAACGGAAAGGCAAAAGCCGTCAGTATGGCGATGGCAAACGACCCGATGCAACGAAAGCGCAAGTATAATAATTAGATGGCACGAATAATGTAGCCTCGCGCCGGAATACGTAATTTTTTGTTCTTGGTGCGTTGCTTGAACTCCACCAGCGCCGCAATATAAGCGTCGGCAGCGGCTTCGAGTTCGGCAATTGTTGCAGCGTTTTGTCCGAATCGTTTCTTTGTCTCAATTAGTTGGTTGCGATATTCCATTGCTGTCATTTTCTCACTTGCCCTTTGTCTGTTTGATTGCTTGGTAAGTTTGCTCAATCCATTGATCTGCCTGAGCTACGATCCAGCGCCCGATTGATGGTTTGCCGTTGTGAATGTGGCCGGTTTGAGCGGCGAGGGCTTCCAGCGTTTGCTTGCGTAACTCGCCTTCGTCGCCGGTTCCGAGATGGACACTGATGGTTATGGATTCTGATTTAAGCATCTTGGGCTTCCGTTCTTGCTTCATGGTAGAACCGTGACGGAGGTAGCCCCGACCATCTTTGCGTACTCGACTGCCATGCGCTTGGTGTCGGCATAGTTGCCGGAGAAAAACTTGGTTTCGCTGTTGATACGAAACGCCCAGTTACCAAAACCATTGGGTTGCTTGCCGTGTGAGAGTACAAATTCTAATGTAATGATTTTCATTTTCATGTTCCTTTTCTTGAGTCTTTCAACGCTGTTTCTATATAGAATCATACACTACTCTATATAGAAAGTCAAGCGTTTTTGTAGAATTCATTATATATTTGACAAAATACTAGCCACTTGGCTAGGGAGATTTATGGCAAAGACGAACTACGCCCGCACATTTGGACAGGACTTGATGCGCGGCGAGCATAGAGTGGGGGGGGGAATGAGTAAAAAGAAAGCGGTGTCACTTCCTGAGGGGGCGCAAGATGGAGGCGGCGGCCTTTTGATTGACGGCGATAGCCGTCAATCAAAAGGCCAAATGGCTAACAGTAGCATAAACGCTGTCTTCGGCTCTGCCGAAGACAGCGGGAGCGACCAGAGTACTACCGGCACATCCATCTTCGATCCCGTCCTTTGCGAGCTGGCCTATACATGGTTCAGCCCGCCCGATGGGGCAATCCTAGACCCGTTTGCAGGCGGTAGTGTGCGGGGGATTGTGGCCGCTTACCTAGGGCGCAAGTATACCGGCGTTGATCTGCGGGCCGAGCAGATAGCGGCGAATGTTGTGCAGGGGGCGGCTATTGTGCCGGATAATCAACCGACGTGGATTGTGGGCGATAGCGCCACCGACCTACCGGCGGGACAGTTTGATTTTGTATTCAGTTGTCCACCCTATGCCGATCTTGAGGTGTACAGCGACAACCCGCAAGACATTAGTACGATGGATTACCCCGATTTTATTGCGGTATATCGCAGCATTGTCGCACAGAGTGTTGATCGGCTGCACGATGACCGGTTCGCTTGTTTTGTGGTTGGCGACGTGCGCGACAAGAAAGGCATCTATCGCAATTTTGTAAGCGATACGATTGCGGCGTTTCAGGATGCCGGGGCAATGCTCTATAACGAAGCTATTCTTGTTACCGCTGTTGGTAGCCTGCCGATCCGAGTAGGCAAGCAGTTTGATAGTGGGCGTAAGTTGGGCAAGACTCATCAAAACGTGCTTGTGTTCATCAAAGGCGACGGCAAACGAGCAACGCAGGCGTGCGGGCCGGTGCAAGTCATTGACCCGGCGGAAATGTTTGGGGAGGTGTCCTAATGGCACTCCCGGCAATTGTCGAGCATGATGGGATATTCGTGGTGCGGGACGATGTTCATCTGGGAGGAACTAAGGCGCGGGTTCTTCCGCGATTTTTGACCGGAGCGGATGAGTTCGTCTACGCTTCACCCGTTTATGGCTATGCACAAATTGCGCTTTCTCATTGCTGCAAGGCAGCGGGGAAGAAGGCGACGATCTTCTGTGCCAAGCGCGGCGAATTGCACGCACGAACGCAAGAGGCAAAGCGGGCCGGGGCGAAAATTGTGCAGGTTCCGCACGGGTATTTGTCAAATGTCCAATCAAAAGCGCGCGCATACGCTGAGGCGACCGGTTCGCAATTGATACCATTCGGGCTTGATTTTCCGGAGTTCCTGGAGGCGCTCGCGACGGTGGCTATCTCTTTGGATATAAAACCATCAGAGGTTTGGACAGTGGCGGGTTCTGGGGTGCTGACCAGGGCGCTACAAATGGCTTGGCCGGCGGCGCGATTCTACGCTGTGCGCATAGGGGCGGCACCTGACGCTGGGTGTGCTACCGTGCTAACTGCTCCTGAAAAATTTGAGCAGGATGCCAAGATGCGGCCACCCTTTCCATCTTGCACGAATTACGATGCGAAGGCGTGTCAGTTCATTCGGCACCGCGCGTCGCCGGGATCATTGTTTTGGAACGTGGCAGCATAAGGCGAGTAGGCAGCGACAACAGCAACTATGGCAGCACGAAAACGAACACCATTCCAGCGCGAGGAAGATTTAGTCCAGATCACGCGCTTATACCTGCAAGGCCGCACGCAGCGCGACATTGCCGAGGTGGTTGGCGTTACTTCTGGGCGCTCGCAGGAAGTGACTGAGGCGCAATCGGAGTCAACAGGCTGCAATTGTCGGAAGTTAGACAGGCTTACAGGGAATTTGCAGGGAAATGAGTAGCAGAGTAGGTTATGGCAAGCCGCCAAAGGATACGCAATTTGGCGGCAAACGCGCCAACAAACGTAACAATAAAGGTCGCCCCAAGGACTTTACCGCGCTGCGCACGCTGGCTCAGGACATAGCGCACGAAGAAGCGCGCCAACCGGACGGGCAAGCTATCACCATCAACGGCAAGACGGCGACCATCACCGAGGCGATTCTGCGCAAGTGGGCAACGTCGAAAGATCCGCGATTGCAGATTATGTTTATGGAAGTGTGCTACGGCAAGGTGCCACAGGAGACGATACTGAGCGGCAAAGAAAAGGGTGATGCAATCCAAGTCAAGTTTGTTGATTATCGGGCAGGGCTAGATGGATCTTCCGAAACTGAGAAGTGATCAGCTTGCTATCGCCCGTCACCCCGCCAAAACCAAAGTGCTGTCAATGGGGCGGCGGTGGGGCAAGACCGTGCTAGGCGGCACGGTCTGCGGCAATGCCCTGGCGCAACATGGACGGGTGGCATGGATTGCCCCAACGTATAAAAATACGCGCCCGATGTGGCGGTGGCTACTCATGGCAACGGCGGCTGATGTGAAGGCAGGGCGCATGGGTGTCAGTAGATCCGACCGCACGATAGAAACCAGGAGAGGCGGATTTCTTGGCATTTTTAGCGGTGACAATATTGACAGCGTGCGCGGGGAAGCGTTTCACCTAGTAGTGGTTGATGAGGCGGCGCGCATTCCTGAAACGGCCTGGTCAGATGCCATCATGCCGACGCTTGCGGACTATGGTGGCGATGCCATCCTAATTAGCACACCAAAGGGTAAAAACTGGTTTCACAGTGAGTGGATGCGGGGCGTAGATGGCAATGATGAGATTGCGTCATGGCGTGCGCCAACCAGCGCCAACCCGAATCCAAATATCAAACGGGCGTTTCAACTGGTAAAAGATAGAGTGCCGGAAGACACATATAGGCAAGAATGGCTGGCCGATTTTGTCGATGGCGGCGCTGTCTTCCGCAATATCAAAGCCTGCATGAATGCGCCAGCCGCAACACCGGAAGCGCACCAGGGGCACACGTTGATCGCCGGCATTGATTGGGGCAAGCAGAATGACTTTACCTGTATCTCTATCGGTTGCCGTGACTGTAAATGTGAAGTCGCCAAAGACCGGTTCAATCAGATTGATTACGTTTTTCAGCGTGACCGGCTGAAAGCGATTCATGAGAAGTGGAAACCGGCGGCTATCCTTTGCGAGTTGAATAGTATCGGGCAACCCAACTTCGAGATGCTACAGCGCGACGGATTGCCGGTGCATGGCTTTACCACTACCGCGTCAACCAAGCCGCCACTCATCGAAAATATGGCGCTGGCGTTCGAGCGGGCGGAATGGCAGTTCCAGCAGGATAGTGTGTGGACAATGGAGCTAGAGGCATTTGAGCGCACGGTGTCATCGACAACCGGCAGAAGTAGTTACAGCGCGCCGGACGGGGCGCATGATGATACGGTGATTGCCAGGGCGTTGATGCTGTGGCAGGCAAATAACATGTTTACCGCCGGCACATGGGGAACCAGGAAGAACAAATGAGCAGACGCAATAACCGCTACAAGCACCGCCAACCGACAGCGCCGCTAACCAACAACGTGCGCAGTATCCGCGCA